AGGTTTTGTATTCTGCCCAAGCTGTCTGGCGCACCAATTATGCCGAATAACTCTACCCCGGAGTCGGTCAGCCTCCTCCACTCCTCTGCGTCCTTTGCTATTTCGTCACGCAATCCTGAAAGTGCGTCTTTTTGCTCTTTTGATAGCGTTATACCTGCGGCAGAAAGGGCGTTGGCCACAATGGCGTTGGCACGGGCCTCCTTGGCCGTCTCCAAAAGGGCAGATTGCGCTATGTTTAGTGAATAAGCCTCCCTGCTTAGTTCCGAAAACCGTTCCGCATCTTCCCGCAAGCTAGTCACAATATCGCGAGACAAAGAGCTCAACTCCTTATTGACGTCATTCAGGCGAGACGTAACGCTCGCAAGAGCAAAGCCGACCTGTTCAACCGATACAGAAGCCTTGCCCAGTCCGGGAATATCAATGGCGGACGATGCCGCCTTCACCATGTCCTCCAGTTCGCCCCCCGACTCCTTGGCGTTCCGGCCGAGGATGTTGATTTTGTCACCCAAGAGGACAATGCCGGTAATTATGAGATTTACACCAGCGAGAACACCGGCAGGAGATGCTAATGACCTGAATAATGCACCAGTAACACTCTGTCCCGCCTCTTTCGCCTCCTTCGCCATGAGGCTGAATGAGAATCCAATGGCGTCGAGGTTGTTGATTACGGCTGGGAGGCCGAACTTGAGGTCCTCAACACCTCGCGAGAAGTTCAGCATGAACAGCGACCCGCGATGGAAGCCCGCCGAGGTCTTTTGCGTGGCCTGCTCCGTCTTGGCTAGCGCACTGGCCGTAGCCTCACCACCCGTTGCAACCTGCTTGAGCGCCCCGCTCGCAATGGCTGCCCCCTTCTGCATGTCGGTCGGGTCAAGACTAAGCTTGGCACCAATCTCGGATTCACCCATCTTCCTTCCTCAGTCGTTTGAACCTGCGCTTAAACTCCTCCCACTCCTCCTTACTCTTTATCGTGTTTTTCGTTGCCTCATTGCCGAATAGGTCGCTGTACGCAAGGGGCTTCTTTAACATCCCCGTGGAATTTGCGTGAAGAATGGCGCGTTCCCACCGGTCCCTGTGCATGAGCATGTAGCCTTCTGCTATTGCCGACAAATCGGCGGGGCACATCCATTCAAACTCGGGCGGGGAAAGACCGATCACCCCAAGGAAGAAAGCCTCTTCGCTTACTTTCCCCGCCCCGTCTTTTTTGGGGGATCGCCCTCCTCATCCTGCCGGGTCTGCTTTTCGCGTATCTCGCGCGTGACCTCTAACAGGACTGGGTAATCCGGCGTCAAAAAGCGCATCTCGAACTCGTCAAACGACAGTTCGGGGGAGAACGGAAGTTGGGCTACCCATAGCATCCTAAGAATCGTGTCCACCTCCTCCTCTCCATCCGGAGGGTTCTCGTAGTCATACCCCCACTTGTGCTTCGCTATGCGGTAGCCTCTCCGGCACAAAAAGAACTTGTACGCGCGGCCCGCTATTTCCTTTTCGATGAGGCGCGGGTCGTCAGTCGCAGCGGCCTTGTAGTCCATTACCCTCTCCTTGGTTCGGCGGAGAAAGTACAAAATTGGGGAAATGCGTGCCGAAGAGGGCTGGCATTGAGGGACAAGGAAGAAGCCTGTTGCGGGCCCTGCGCTCCTGGAAATCATAGCTCCACACGTTACCTGGCCCCTTGATGTCCACAACCGCCCCGCCCATCTCGTGGCAAGGCGGCAAGGCCCGAGCGGTTGGGCATACGGGGCGCATCTTCGTGGCGCTTACGACGTCAGGGGCGAGACTCGCATGGTGACCACTCGTGAAGATGTCCCAGCCCGCGTTCTCTACTGCATCAAGGGAATAGGTGCATCCAGCAAAAACCGTCCTGTATTTCGCGTGGAAGGTCCTGCCCGTGGCTTCGTGGGCGTAATACAGGCTTGTTGGATGGGCCATGCCGTGTGTGAGGGCCTCGTCGTGAAGCAGATGCACAAGGCCGGGCGTCATCAGGTCGTCAGACCCCATCATCATCACGGCGTCACACACCCCGCGCATCACATCGAGACCCGCCTGCCACTTGGGCTGTATGACGTTCTCGTGCTCAACCACGGTCCAGCCCTCGGGTACATCAGGAATGTCTGCGTCTTCGGGAGACACGACGGCAACGCGGTAGAGCGACGCAAAAGAGGGTCCCGACCAGTAGGCCAAGACCCTCCCAGACAGCTCGCTACGCCCCCATAAAGGCATCAACAGGCCGAGCATTACGCGGCGTCCTGCTGCGTAAGCGCCCCCGACCCCTGGTATGTGCCGCTCACCGAAACGGTGCCGTCAAACGGGATGCTGACGTTGATATTCTCGGGGTAGGCCGTCCCCGTCCACTCTGCGTCGTCCGTGGTCCCGTCGCTGAGTAGAATGGTCGCGGACTGGACGCCAGCCGCATTCAGGAAGGCGCTGAACAGGGCGGCAAGGCCCGAGTCTGCGCTCGTCTGCGTGATGCTGCCCGGCGTGCCCGTGGCCTCCAGGGTCACGTTATACGGGATAATCCCGTCATGCGGGAAGCCGAGGCTCGCGTTGGAAACCCTGAACGTCGTGGCCGCGAAAGACTGGTTTGTAGACATCACAATCGTGGCGCTCACGGTAGAGGAGGCAAACCACGCGTCAAAGATGTCCTCTAGCGCCTCGTCGCCCCCTGTGCCTGAGGTGGAGTCGAGGTGGAAGTCGTACCAGTCCCCGCTAATCGTGGCCGTGAACGTGCGGTTGCCCGGGACGATCTCCCGGTCCAGTCCCGTCGTCGAGTTCACTGAGCCCATAAGCTCGGCAGACAGCGCGATGTCCATCTGCTTCAGTCCCTTCACGGCGGCCCCGCCTACGGTGACGGACATGTTGGACCCGCAAATCTCGGTGCTCGACACGAGATACATGTTGTCGAGGTCCACGCTCCATGACCGCGTACCGCATGCCGTCTTCTTCCACCGAGCCGTAGACTTGTTGGTGGCCTCCGACAGCGAGGCGTTCAGGTTAAGCGTGGCGTTCGTGCCGCCACCGATCTCCGTGCCTCCCGTGGAGACGACGTAGTTGTAACCAGACTGCTGGGTGGTTGGTGCCGACATCGCTATTCGTGGGTTCTGTATCGGAGCCGAAGGGGTACCGCGAAGGCGTGCTCTGAATCGTTCTCAGAGGTGTCGTCGAAGTACATGGGACCCATCGAATCCAGTAGGTAGGTGATGAGCTTGGTTGTGTTTGCAACGCTTATGGGATCGGTTCGATCCGTAAGCGAAGAAAGGACCGTGGCCGCGAGGGCCTGTGCTTCCGTGGCGGTCGTACCCCAGCAAATGAATAGCTGCGTCGCGTCCGTCCCGTCGTGCGTCTTGTTGTGGCGCGACGTGATCGTGAAGTCCTTGAGTTCCACGTACGGAAGCGTAGCCTCCGGGTCCGGCGCAAGAAAGACGGAATCGGCCGTATACCCCGCCGTGGCGAGGTCGGCCTGGAGCCTGGTTACTGTCCCTGTCCGTATGTCTGTCGTCGGGTCGATCACTTGAATATGCCCCTCACCTTGTTTATGAAGGGCTGTCGGTGTCTTTCAAATGCCGGGAACAGGAAGGGCTGCGCCTTGATGCCGCTGCGCATGATCTTTTTCCTGATTGCAAATGCTGAATCTTTGTACGGCCGCTTCTCGTCGCTGCTCTTTATCAGGGGCGTGATACCCTTGCGCTTCATCCATAGCTCTATCTTCTCGACACTCGGGGCACCACTGCGCGTTCCGTATTCCAGAAATGGGGCGTGCGGGGCGGCCGCCCCTCCCGCGCCCACCCTTCTACTCCACTCGGACGGGGCGGATATGCGGATATTCTGGCGAAGCTGACCCATAGCAGATGGGGCATCTCTGACGGCCTCCTTGTGGATCGCCGCCGTCTCCTCCAATAGAACGGCCTTCGCCTCCACCAAAACAGACTCTGCGTACTCATGGAGCCCATCAATAACAACCTTGACGCCGCGCTCCGCCGACACCCCGTTCGCTGACCCGGGCTTCCCGTGCTTGGGTGGTGGGAGCCAGTTGGCATACCATGTTATTGATGCGCGCTTCGCCATTACGGGTCTACCCTTTTACAGAACACCCGCACCCAGTGCGTGCGACCATCCACCTCTTCGACCCATGAGACGGAGTAGTTTTCCGAGTCTTTCACGAGCCTGTCACGGGCTTTCAACGCCGAGTCCGCATAGTAGTACATGTCGCAGACGTGCGTAACCTCCGTCTTCTGCCTGTCCGCAATGAAACCCTTGTAGCCAGACAGGGGGCGCATGTGGCCCCATACCGTGGCATCTGTCGTCCATGTCTTGCCCGAGCGATCCCCTGTAGCGCTCGTCGTTACAGAGTACGACTGTACGCTGATACGGTGTGGGAGGCGCTTGCGCATGATGGGCTACGCATAGGGGGTAATGAGGCGGTATGGGGCCAGAAGCAGCTTCGCTACACGAGGGATCGGATAGGGGCCAGATATGGCTGAGTCGCTAGCCGTATTCTCCCATAGATCCATCAGCACGACCTTGAGCCCGTGCCGGATGTCATCGGGAATGGTGGATGCCGTAGACCCGTAGCCAACCACATAGGTCACCGTAATTGACTTCCAGTTTCTCTGCACATTCCACCCCGCGTTCTTGGCGATGATGCGCCCCGGATTCGTGGAGGCGATGTAGTAATCGCTGCTCGTTATCGCCGTCGAGTTTCCGTCCACGTCGTAGTAAGCGAAGCTCGACACCGACTGTAACTTGCCTAGGGGCAACTCCAGCGGGCTCTGCGCCTCATTGCTATCGAAGTCTACCGCAACGGTCCTCTGGATCAGGGCGCGCCCCGTATACGACTCAACAACCGCACGGGCCGCCTTGATAAGCGACTGAATGTAGTTGTCATCGTCAGTGTGCGTAACCTGAATGTGTTCCCTCGCTTCTGCAAGCGTAAGGGGCTCAGTGGTCGCTGCGGTAGAGACGGTGATCGTCATGGGCCAAAAGCGCCACTGCCTTATGCGAAGGTAACGTTAACAACGTTGGCGGTGTACACCTCGCCATTGTAGGCAATGGCCTCAAACCCGTCCCCGATGGCTCCACCGAAAGTGCCCACGTCCGTCGTGGTGTTCCCTGCGTTGAAGCCAATCGTGGTGGCCGTGACCGTGTGAGCCGCAGCTGTCGTCGCGACAAATACGATACGGCAATTGTCGTGAGTTCCTGCCGTGGGGGCCGTCAGCGTGACCGCAGCGGCTGTACCCTTCGTTATGAAAACCGTTTTGGTCCCCTGCTCGGGGAATACGACCGTGCCGCTCGCTGCAAGCACTTCGTACTGGTCAAACACACCAGACTTCAGGTTCTTTAGTGCCATGATATTGCGCGTTTACTGAACGGGCCAGGGGGCCGAGGCCCCCCAGCCTATCCAGTGGTGGGTCAGACCGTGATGTTGTAACTGATCGCGGAGGCATCCGTGTCGCGGTAGGTGAGGGCACCCCTCATCATCGCAACGATCTCGGTAGCATCCGCCGCAGCAACGCGGGTCGTCTCAAGGGTCATCCTGCGGCGGTAGCCGAACCGCCAGTGGTCAGGCCGAACCATGAGCAGCGAGCCCGTTGTGTTGTTGCCTGCCGTGTCGAGATCGACCTTGCCAGCCGTGTTCGCCTTGCGGCTCGTCTGCGCCTTATGCATGTGGAACGACTGAACCACCTCGAAGCCGTAAAGGCCCGTGAGGCGTCCGTTCTCCAGCGTGGCAGGCGAGAATACGTCGCGCGTTTTCACGTCGTCCAGTTCCAGCGCCTTCCAGTACACATTCGCATCCACGATGAAGAACGCCTTGCCCGGTTCCGCATACTGACCGGCAGTGCCCATCAGCTTGGCGGTCTCAAGAAAGTCGCTCGTCGTCAGCACGCCGCCCGACCGGTTGTTGGCCGTATTGGTGACGAGCGCGAGCTTGCGGAACCCGTTGAACGCGAGGAACCAGTCCGAAGACGCCGGGGTGCCCGCGATGTCGTTGATGTTCGTGTTCGCGGACGTGTCCGTGTCGCCATCAATAACGGCAGACTCCAGGTACTCAGCGCCCGATGTCGCAATCTGGCGGAGAAGCTGCGGAACAACCGGAAGCACCGAGTCCTCGTTCAGTTCACCCGTGTAGATCACGCGGGCACCAAGCTTGGACAGGGTGGCCGTCTGGTTGGCCGTTCCCATCTGCGAAGCCGTGACGGTGTTCGTCGGGATGCCGCCGGGGTTAGCACTCAGGGCACTGGACTGCGCCACGAGGTACCACGTCGGGTCCGTGCTTTCGAGGGGGAACTTGTAGGACTCCGCGCCGACCGGGAATTCGTAGGACGGGATGCGGGATACGATGGCGGTCCCACTCCGAACCTTCTCCCATAGGTCAGACGAATAAGCCACGCCCGCCCACTCGTCGCCGTATGAAGCGAGGGTGGACTGCATGATCTCGTTCGCCTTGACGCCGTTGCGCGCAGCGAAAGCCTTGAAGGCCATCGCGGCGTGCGGGTCGGCTTCCTTGGACTCCAGCCGCATGGCGAGGGCCTTTACGAGCCCGTCAGAAGGCTTGCGGGCCTTCTCGGTGTTCGCCAGGAACTCGTATACAAACGACAGTTCTGCCGCCGTCGAGTTGTCGTACTTCCAGTGCGAGGCGTCCGTGATAATGGCGGGAGCGCTCTTGGCGCTACGGCCAATGTCGGGAGAGTCGGGCTGGGAAAGCGCCTTGATCTGTTCGGCCTGCTCGGCCATCCGGGCCTCCATGCGGGCCATGATTTCGGCGGTCTTGTCAACCGCAGGGGTTTCGTTTTCCATAGCGATATGCTTGGATTTAGGTTCTGAGGGTTGTTCTGCTGCTGCGGTTGGCGCGTCCTCGGCCGTCGTTGGCCCCTCAGACTCCTCGACCTTCCCGCTATCAAACATAAAATTGGCCGGGGGCAGGCTTTTGATGGGAACGGCTGTATTCTTGGGCTCGGCCGGCACGGGCGTGATGGATGCTTCTGAGATGAGCCACGTTTTGATCCACGCGCTCCTTCCCATCGGCTCCACTTCCACCGTGCCTGCCCCGCTCGACCATCCTGCCTTGCCGCCCTCTACGAGCGTTCCGTAAATGGCTTTTTCGTACTCGTCGCGCAGATCCAACTGCGCTTCGATCCAAAGGCCGATGTCATCCATCTTCAGTTGTGAAGATCCGATGATTCTTGCCTTCATGTGCCCGTCCAGACCGTGATGGTACAGAACGGGGGGTTGCATATTGGTCCCGAATTCCGTTTCTTTGGTGAAGAACTCACCCGTGAGGTCCGGCCGGGACGGGCCGGTAAAGCGCACGAGGTAGCCGCCAACGCGGCCACCACCCAGCGCCTTGACGCCTTCGCCGTAATATGCGAGGTGCGATTCCATTTGCTCGGAATTACAAAATTCGCACATTGTTGTTCCTCCTACCGTTTGAACTTGTAGGTCATCGCGCACCGGCACATGGCGACGTTTCCGACACTCGCGCCAAGACCCGTGTCACCGGGAAACATGAGTTGTTCACCGGAGATAACGAAGGGCTCATGGATAAGGCGGATCTGCCCATTCGCGCCAAGGCCCGTTTCTTCGTCATAGTTGGAAAAGTGGTCGTAGCGCCTGCCGTCGTGCCCGTCACGGGTCCTGCTGTCCCGGATGCTCGCCCACACCTTGTGTGTCATGCCTGCCTGCTGGGCTCCCGAAAGTCCTCCCGCGTTGGACGCCGCAGCGATCTCTGTTCTTGCGATGACCTCTGTACGGAATCTCGTAACGGGCCCATCAGACGGGTCGCGGCCCCCCGCTATCCATCGGTCGTAAAGGCGCTGCGCAATGCCGTAGTTGTCGAGCCCTTCCTCAAGCCCAAGCAGCACCTCTTCGAGCAGCATTCGACGCGTTGTCTCGTTAATCACGCGTACCTTAGCCATTCCAACCGCCTGCAAATATCGTAACAGGTCGTCCTCTCCAACAATGAATGCGGCCTTTACGGACGGGGCGAACGTATCCATAGACAACGAGAAAGACGCCCTGAAAACCTGTGTGGCGACCCTTCGCGTCGCTTCTTCGAGTGGCTTTGGGTCAACCCAGACAGCCACGCCATCGCGGATCTGTAAAAGGCTGCTCGACACCTGCGCGCGAATGGCGGCAGAAATCACGTCTTCCGCCACGGACTGCTGCTCTTCGCGCAGGGCAACGACGCTATCTATGTAGGTCATATTCTGACGTAGGGCGGATCAAACGCCTTTTCTAGCGGCTCCTGGTCGTCGGGGAGCAAAAGACGCTTCCTGATTTCGGCCTCGATCAGTGGGGGAATGACGCGGCAGACGAACTCGCAGTCTCGTCCCTTGTTCTTTGCCTTCTTCTTCCAGGCCTCAACCTCGTGTAGAATCGCGATATCAACAAGGTGTGGCGCGGCCTTCTTCGGCTCGCGGGGGCGTTCGTCCGGGTCGCTTGACGACTCCTGCACGGCAAGACTCGACGCCTCGTTCGCAAGGCGTGTGTCCTGAGAGGCGAGTTCGTCTGCGCCATCTTCCTCTGACGGCCTGTACCCGATAACGCCGCGACCCTCGTTCTGCGTAAGAACGGGCTTCTCGACAAGACGCTGCACTGTGCGGGCCGTCTCCAGGTTCGCGCGCTGAAGAGCTTCGATGCGCTTGAACTCGAAGCGGAAGTAAAGACCGTGCTTGCGGAGCAAATTGCGATTGATGTCGATCTGGATGCGCTTGGCGCTCGGTATAACGGTGTCCGTATAGAACTGCTCGTTCTCCTTCACGCCCGCCTTCGCATCGCCCGACCCCGGCAACAACTTCGACATGGGGACACCAACGCCCGAGGCAATAGCCTCACGCTGCTGCTTTACCACGTCGCTCGCTCCCAGTTGGCCGATCCCGTCGCCTATCCTTTCCACCTTCACGGAGTCCGCGTTGAGCACCTTCTGTGTGCCACCCCGTGTCTTCCCCCTGTAGTACCGGTCCCACCACTGCTGGAAGCGATTGCGCTCCTCAGGGGGCGTGTTCGCGGGGACCGCGATGATCGTGGCGGGCAGGAGCCCTCTGTCCATGTAGGAATCGAGGAACTGGTCGAGCGCATACAGCACGTCGGCGTTCACGCGCACGCTCATTGCCACGCTGTTGCCGGGGCCCACCTCGGTGTATGGATCGCGGGCAAAAAAGGCGGTAACGAAGTCTGCGGCAATCGTGGTCGTCTTGGGCACGAAATACCCGCCGTCCGGCACATAGAGCGTGCGCTCGTACGACACGATTTCACCCGATGCCGAGTAGTTCGGCTCCATGAGGTTCGGAGCAATCCAGTCGATGGACCTCGGCCGACCACGCCGAACCTGGGGCACCCAGTATGCCGCCCCCGCCAAGGTGAGACTCGCCTCCGTAAGCTTCAGGAGCGTTTCGATCTCGGACAACCACTCAATTTCGTCTGGAATCTGGTCGAAGCCCGCCGAGTCGTAAATCGTGTCGCCGTCCCGCTGAATGGTAAACGGGATGGACGCCAATGCGTCGGCCCGCACGTCTACACACCGGCGCAGCCACGAACTACGGACATAGGCATCCTCCGGCATGAGCCTGTCTGCCGTGCGCGAGTCCGTGATCTGGTCGATCAGCCCCGGATATCCAGGGTTGATGTACTTGGTCTGCCCGTTAGGACTCGTCAACAATATGGTAGGATGCCCCGTCGATTCCATCATCTGCCATGAGCCAGCTAACTGGCCGTCCTAAGTGGGTGTATAGGGCGTAGCGAGCGGCGTCTATCGCATGATCGTTCTGCTTCAGGGGCATGTCCATGATGCCTCCGTCCCGGTCCTGTATCCACTTGTAATGCCGCATCTCCTTGATAAGAGCCTCTGAATCCGCCGTGACGTAAATCTTGTGGCGCTTCATGAAGTCGATGCCCGCCTTGACGGAGTGAGGCTTCTTGTCCGCCGGGTGTACGTTCAGGCCGAAGCGCCATAGTTCCTCAACCCTGTCTGGATTGGCTGAGTCGCAATAGACCGGGGACCATGTGCCATCAATAAGATCCTTGACCCTATCGGCAATGTCACGGTTCGTCAGTTTTCGCTGATACAGAAGCAGATTCAGATACACTTCGTCTTCGACAACTCTAACCTCTACGAGGGCGCTTGGTTCGTTATAGCCAAAGTCGAGACCGTAGAAGGACTGCCCGTCCTCCGGCATTGCGTCACAAACCTCAAAGTTCGGGAAAATGGTGGCAACACTTGCGCCACGCTCCCCTTCACCATACACCTTCCACGCCACGGGATCAATGTCCTTCAGGCGCTCGATCTCCCTGATCGTGTCTTTGCCGAGGAATGGGTTGTCCCTGTACGTGCTGCGGATAAAAGTCACGTCGTCCCGCGTGAGCACGTAGTCATAGATCCAGTGGTACTCATCAGACGGGTTGTAATCGAGAATGATCTTCTCCGTCGTGCGAAGCGAGAACTGCAGGAAGTCCTCGTAGGAGAACTCGTTCGCCTCGTTGAGCCACAATACGTCGCGTTTACGACCACGGATCTTCTGCGCGTCATCGGTCGACATGAACTCGATCTCGACGCGGCCCAGCCTGTATATATGATCCGTCTTGTTGTGGAACCTCTCGTCGTAGAGACCCATGTCTCGAAGGATCTCCAGCACATCCTTCATTGCCGTCGCCTTCAGCGAGGGCATCCGCTTACGGGCAATCGTGATCGTCTTCGCCACGCCCTGCGAGTACCACGCAAGAAACATGACGCAGATGGCTTGGGCGATGGAGTACGTCTTTGACGAGTTGTGGACCAAAATGCCGCCGGGCCCTACCCTGAAGCATCCGACTGATGTTTCAAGGTCATAGACCGGCGTCCACACATTGGCGAAAACAAGAGAGTCGCAGAAGTCGGCACCAGCCTTGCGCAAATGCCTCGCCTCCACCCACGACCCATCAACCATAAACCGATGGTCTTCTGTACACGATATCTGCCCACCCTTGGTGCCTATTAGCGCAAGCCTGCGCCTTGCGGGAGCATAATGAAGCGTGTTTAACACCTCCGCAGGCCCGTGCTCGGCGGAAACTAGATCGCCTATTTCAACATCGGATATTGGGACGAGAGATCCGTCCGACATCAAGACGGGCGTCCCGCCAACAAAGCAACGCGTACCGCCTTGGTGCACAAGGACTCGCGTAGTGCAACTTAATGTTTCACCTAAAAGGCGAGTACCCTTGATCGACCGTACACCCGGCGTCTCATCCTGCTTCGCTCGCTTCTGCCTCTTCTCCCTCTTCGACCGGCCGCGCGAAGCCTTTGTTTTTGAGGGCACATCGCCAGGAGTCGTCGCACGGGGTGTCTTCATCGTCTTCAATGTACACGAGACGGTACTGGAATCCGCAACCGCCACATGACACCCCTTCCATGAGCGATCCCTCGTCAACCTCGTCGCCACAACATGGGCAACTGTAGGCATAATGAGACATGATGCAGGGTCCCGGGCGGCTGTATGACGTGTCTACCGCGCCCAAGATACAAATGATCCTGCGACAGCGCATGGCGCTTCTTGTGGCGCGCGCCATTATGGGAGAGGGTCCAATGACATCCCTCACTTGTCACACGGCGATTCTACCGCTGGAGAGGCGGGGCGCTCATGCCTCACACCATGAGACAAAGCCGCTCTTTCTACCGTGCGCCCAGGGCGTACCGCGCTGCCGCAGGGGTACCCGTCTATTCGAGGGGATACAGAGGTTCGAAATCAAACGTCTCGTCAATCGCGTCCATTACGTGGAAGGCAACCTCAGCCGCGAACCGGTCTGCCGATAGGTCATACCGGTCCCCCTCAACCTCCTTGTCCTCCTCAAACAGCGAAATCGTCTTCTTGTACTTGTTCGCCCGCGCCAAAGCATACCGAACCCCGACCTCAACCCGCTCCTGCAATAGCCCCCGTGGATCTCGTAGTCTCATGCCTCGTCTCCTCTTTGTCTTGTTGCTCCATCCTGGTGTACGCAGAACATCCCGCCTCGTTATACCTGAATGCGGCGTAGTACTGAAAATCGCTCGCAGCCGCCCCATAGCGGTAACAGGACCGCCTCATGGGGCAATCGCCATCCCTACACATCGCAATATCAGGCATCTTGCTACGGGTAAGCCTCAACTCCAAGGAAGGTAACGACATCTGTTACGCAATACAGGGCCCAGCCGTAAGAAAGAGGGATCCTGACAACACACTTGCTGCACGAGCATGGCCTGACTTTCGGTAGGTCTACGTGTTCAATAACCTCGCGCCTGATCGTCATTACGCTTGCCTCTTCGTAGGAGTCCATGTAACTCGCAAGGAGGAAAGAGTTGTGAAGAACGAGGGGATTGGGGGTTAAAATGGCACAAGAACCAGACTGTGAAGATTGTGAATCTGATATATCACCAAATAGTGGGATCTTGCTCTCCTTCATGCGTATATTGGTGCGTCCGAAAGGGCGTGCGACGCACGGCTCCGAAGGCGTAGGGCACATACCGCACTAGAGGCTGCGCCCTCTCTAATACACCGCGAAAAGAACTCGGGCCCACAAGGTCGCTTGGATCGGACCAAGCTCGTTTAAATGGTGCGCTAATCAGCGCTAACCGCTAAGGCTGATTGGTCTGACGAATACCACGTCCTCCTTGCCCCCGGCGCACCGCCAATCGCGGAACTCGCGGCTCAATTCGATTTTTTTTTCTGCTTTTGGACGCTAAAGACAGGGGGTGCTCTGCACCCACCAAAGGCGTAGGGCCCCGCAGGGGCAAGGAGCGAAGCGCGAAGCGCGAAGCGAACGCCCCGACCAACTCAAAAGCAGAAAAGAAAGAACGAAATGCATGAAAATGGGGTTGCGCCCACTAAAAATCCACTGAAATGAAGAGAAAAACGAAAAATCGCGCGAAAAGGACGTTTTTATGCGAAATGCGCTCCGTGCGATCAGCCCAAAGGCGAGCCAACCCATGACCCCACTAGTCGCCCTCGCGGCACTCCAAATCAGGGCGGCGGCGGACAAAGCAGCGCTCGGCCACCCCATAACAGCACGAAAAATCGGCAACGAAACAGGCTTCACAACCTATTTCATCACAAATTCAATTTGCGTTGCCGCCTACAGATACTCGGAGGCCCTGGACGATGGAGATGTCGTCATCATAACGCCACACCTCGTGCTTAACTAAGCCTTCCTCCTCCCCAGCCAATCCCCCTCGTAGCAGTCAAGCTCCTCCCAGGCCTTGTCCATCGCGGCAAAAGCCCTCCTCCTCTCTGCGTAGTACTCCTCACTATCTCCCCTGATCGCAGTAAGCGCACGCTGACGATACACCTCTGCACACGCACGCAGGAACGCGTCAAGCTTGTCCCCGCGAAATACGAGTCTTGGCATTATTCTGATCTCTTTTCGTCTTTGTGGCCGAACCACGCTATAAGCGCATTGAACTCGTCGTCCAGTTCCTTCTCACTACTTCCATCTCGTAGCGGTAGACCCCTACCCGCAAGATCGGGGAACAGTCGTAATACACTCATCATCCGGCGCGAAAGCCCTCAGGGCCTCCTGGAGCCCCCCCTACAGTATCTGCATCTACGGCTCTATCCAGTCTGGTTTCTTTTTCATTCTGGCGCCCTCCTTCTCTGGCCTGTATGACGCATGGTGAGCCGTTGTGAGTGCGTTTCTGGCCTCCATTTCGTCCGCAAGCGTACGGATCTGATGCTCGCTCAACAGGCCGCGCACGCCGGAGATCGAGGCATACCAATAGCCGTCCACGTCTTGCACGAGAACCCTGTTTGCCCACTCGACTACGCGACGATAGTAGTCCGTTGTGTCTTTCATTCTGTTGCCTCTTCTGCTTCTTCGATAGCCGCCAGTTCTTCCGCCCTCCGCAGCAGTTCTTTGGACAGGTCGCGCAGGCGGTGGTAGTCGGGGCGGTGTTTGAGGTCGTCCAGGGTGCGCTGCACGGCGAACGCCAGGTTGAGGCACCGTTTCTCCAGCCAGATCCTTTCCGGTGTGATGCCGAGCGGCGGCTGCATATCGACCAACTTCTTACCAAATGATAGGATCTTATCTTTTGTCAGGCCATCAAAGCCTTTGTCGTAGGGCCACTCTTTCATGGCAAAAAGTCCCTCGTCTTGACCTTTGTGATGATCCGGCGTCCAGCGCCATCTAACAGGCGCACCATCGGGCGGGCCACGATGCCCTCGGCCTCTAGGTTGCCGACCCGCGACTGAATGCCGCCCTTCGCCATCTCGATGGCCTCGAACAGCGTGCCCGTGCCTAAGTATGGCACACAGAGGCATCCTAGTTTGCGCGCCACGTCGGTCACGTCTTCCGGCTTGAGCCAGAAGTGTTCTACCCGAACGTCGAACAGGGCGAAGTCTTGTTGGTCGCCGTACAGATGGCCTACCTTCTGGATCTTCGGGCCGAAGCCTTCTCCATAGAGCGTTACATTGCCATCGAAGTGCTCTCCGATCTTCTCGGGCGGGAATAACTCCCTGAGGCGATCCACGAGCGGGAGCGGCATTTGTGCATTGTCTGTTCGCCCGCCTATCTTGACGCCTATGCCGTCGTACATGACGCGCACGTTGGTCCCGTCTATTTTCTCTGTGAAGTGCCATTCATTGGCAGACAGATACCCCAGTTCGGGCCTAGCCCACTCCCACATCTTGAACGGCTTGCCGGGCCGCTCCATGTCTCGAAGGAATAGGCTGTTGATTTTGTGGTATGGGTTCATGGATGGTCGCTCCTGAATTTGCGGGCCACTTCGACGAAGCGGCTAATGTAGGGGACTATACTGTAAAGGTTGCACTCAGAGATCGTGTAGTCGTCCTCAAAGCAGAACCAGAAGTCTATAGGCTCGCCCTTGAACGCAAGCCCAGCCATCACAGGGTCGCCGTCGAGCAGAAGGTCGAATTGGTAAGTAGTTCGGTGCTGCCACCCGATTATGCACTGGCAGTTCACCGCCACGCCATCGCCAATGCCTATACTAGTCGTGTTCATGGTAGTCAAGCTCTTTCCACGCCTTGTCTACGGCAGCGTAGGCCCGTCTTCGTTCGGCATAGCGCGTATCGCTATCGCCGTATAGATTCGTCAATGCTCTCTGGCGGTACGACTCAGCGCACGCCTTCAGGAAGGCGTCCATTTTGTCGCCTCGGAATACCATCTTCATAGTCTGTATAGTCACCCCCACTGGGATGCCATAGCGTCGGCTATGCCTTGGAATGTACGGCTTCTCTCCTTCCATCGATCTGGTCCCGGCGGCATCCGGTGAACTCGGTTGTCGCGCCCATCCACCACGTTGGTCTGCGTAAGGAGAGGCAAGCCATTCAGCCACAAGCAAGTAGCCTTCGTCTCGCCGTGTCCGAACATCAACGGATGGATGATCTGATCCGGTTTGCGGATACGCGAAGAAATGACGGACACTGGGTTCTCCAGCGCGATCTTCGGTATGTCTGCGCCCAAGAGGAGGCGAACAAATTCCAGTGCCTCTTCCTGCTCCTTCTTCTTATCACTGAACCACCGTGCCCCGATGACTGCAAGGTGAGTACATGGAGGGTGCGCGATCATCAAGTCCCACCCATTATCCAGCACGTCGCGTATGTCGCCTTGGTAATGGTACCCGACTCTTTCTGTAGGCAGGAGATCACAACTCATGGCATGATGACCCCTTGCGGCGAAGGCGTCTCGTACGATGCCGCTGAACTCACAGGCTACAAGCACCCTCATCCCACCATCCTCTTTAACTGCGTCACCTGAAACGCATTGCCAGAACGGGAAAACCAGCCCAAGTTATTCAGTTCCCTCGCGATTCGAGACCACTTCCACCCCAACTCCCTGCCCCTCTTTACATAATCTATAACCCACTGCTCCTCGGCGTTCTCCACCAAGCGGCCACCCTCATCCATCCAGCCGTACGGCACACCGCCAACCCTGCGCCCCTCCTCCTTCATGTGCTGCATCACCTCGCGTGTCCTCTCCCCAATCGCCTCGCGCTCCCACTGACTTACACTCACAAGCACGTTCAACACTAACCGACCAGCCGCAGTGCTCGTGTCTATCGAGTCAGACACGGAAACAAGCGCCTTGTCCCTGAATGGCCCCTCGATTAGCTCCGCGAAATCCTTCACGCTACGAGTCAGGCGGTCGAGCTTCGACACGATCAACCCATCAATACGGCCCGAATCGCACATGGCCGACAGCGCCCTGTCCAGACCGTTCCGATCAAGCGTACTCGCACTGACCGCCTCGTCACGGTACACCCAAGCAACCTCGTGCCCGTACAACGCACAGTACTGCCTGATCTTTGCCTCCTGGGCCTCCAGTGAGTGCCCGTTCTCCGACTGCTTGTCGCTCGATACACGAATGTATCCTACCAGTTTCATCTTTCCTCCCGTTTGGTTGAAGCCAAGATATAAAAGGAACAGGGAGGAGTCAAGACATGGATCAAATGGTATCAAATGGCGCAATGGAGCGCAAGCCAAAGGCCCCTTGTAGTAAATCCCGATTTTTGGGTCTACCAAATGGGGAGGGGCCACCCCCTCCCCGGTTCGCCCCTGGCGGAAGGGAACCCTTAATAGCGAACAGTGCGCCAGTAGCGAAGGTTCGCTGAGCTAGTTACAAAGGGAACCCCTCGTCACTCGTCGGGGGTGGGGTCCTG